GTGTGGTTGTGGACTTACAAAAAAAATCAGATAGTATATCAAGTGACATTACATCAGTTAAGGAAAATTAATGGCTTGGAAACTATTTAAAAAGGACGAGAATGTTGTTCATGGTGACGGACCTGTTACTGAACGAGAAGTTCGAAATATAATTGCCCAAACTCCGGCACCTGACTTTTATGAGTTAGAGGCGGCAGAAGTAATTGAGTGCCTACTTGATGATGAAGATTTACCATTTATTCCCGAGACAGGAGGACGAGATTATACTAAATATGGATTTGTAAGATGTAGAACTCTTCTTAGTAGTAATGGGAAACACGATATTATAGAAGCGGGACCTATGGATGCCGATATTAAATCATATCCATATCCCGGTGAATATGTAATTATTGCAAAATATATTGATCAATTTTTTTACTCTCAAAAATTAAATTTAAGAAATAGGTCAGATTCTAATATACTTCCCGGTTTAAGTAATGTTCAACATGCATTTTCAAAGGAAACTTATAAAAGTAATTTACCAAAAATTTCAAATAATAAAATACGAACACTTAACGCTGAAGAGGGTGATATAACTTTTGAGGGTAGGTTTGGAAATTCAATTAGATTAGGCAGTAATGTAAAACAAATAAAAACGGATGATGGTGTAGAAGAGAATACTGGAAAATTTCTTTCGCCAAATATAATTATACGAGCTGGACAAGGTGTATTTGATAAACTTGATTTTAAACCAGTTAAAGAAGATATAAACTTAGATGGTAGTTCTTTATGGATGACAACAAACCAAACTATTCCACTTGAACAATACAAAAGTAAAGTTGGTGATTTAGATAGTAAGGTGTTTGATGGTAAACAAATAATTTTAAATTCTGATAGAATAGTTTTTAATTCCAGAGTTGATACATATTTATACTCAACACATGATATAAATTTAGTTAGTAAAAATAGAATTGTATTGGAGGGTCATGATAAAGTTTTTCTTGGTAATGCACCAAAACAAGGTGAGAGTATTGGTTGGGCAGGACCCAGCAACAACCCATCCATTCAACCGGCACTAAAGGGTGACCAAACAATGTTAATTATTGAGGCACTGATTGGATATATAAAAGAATTTGCAGTTGGTATTATGCCGGCTAAAGGTACTTGTGTAAATTTTGTAATTCCAATATCAGATATAAACACATCTGCTGCTGGTTTAATTTCAAGTTTAAATTCATTAAAAACTCGATTAGATGAACCAAAAAGTGATGTAGTATTCGTAGGGGATAAGAGGTAATATAGATGCCAATAAGATGTAGATCAATAGCAGGACAGCGAGTAGTATTGGGGCCAGGTGACCCGATAATACCAGGATGCGAACTCATAGATGGAAGTGGAATCTTTATAAATAAAGAAGAATTTCCGATGATGTTTACAGAAGTACATGGGGTTGCGGGTGATGATGGAGCAGTAGTAATATGGCCCGATACGGGTAATGATTTACTTCAATATGGTAATGGTGAGATAGTTCCTACCGGTACAGTACTTCACTCTGGATGTGTGATAGAGAACGGTGAATTAAAATGTGCACCTTATACTACAGAAGATACTTCGGTATCGTCTAATGATACAAGTGGTGAAGATTTAGATGATGGTTCAGATGATGGTTCAGGTAAAGGATTCTGTGTGGGTTCGGGAGATGTAAATTTACCCGGTGATGATGAACAAGATTTTCTTAACGATTTATTAAATTTTGAAATTCCTGATTTACAGGCCTTTGCACTAAGTGGATTTACAGCAAAAATACAAGAGATGATGGGTAAACTTAATGCTGTATTAGGTAGGTTAAACGGAGAAGTAGATAAAATAATGGCAAAGGCCGTTATTAATCCTGATGATGTTTGTAGACCACCATTAACCGATGTAATAAGAGAAATGTTGAAATTAATGGCAGCAATAATGAAGATTATGCCAATAATACAAAAGATAATACAAGTTATAAAAATTATACAAAAGGTCATAAAGTTAGTTAGAAAGATTTTAAAGTGGACACCACCATTTGTTGTACCGATTATTGAAGCCTTAATGAAGGTATTAAACATAATGGGATTAGTTGATATGTGTGTTTCCGTGTTGTTAAAAACTGTTGGAAGATTCACAACGATAATACCAATACTACAGGCACAACTTATGAGTATTTTAGCTGCATGTGCGGGACAAATGGGAGGTGAGATGACCAAAGAGGAATGTGAGGCAGCCGGTGGTACTTGGATTGATCCAAAAGATTTAAAGGATTTGCAAGATATGTATGATAAAATTTCATCCGAGGCCGGTAATTTGGATACAGATGGTGATATAGGATTTTGTTCTATAACAGAACATTTAGATAAAAAATCTTGTGAAGATGCTGGTGGTACATGGACAGATTTAAATGCAGATACAAATTTTGATGATGTAGATACTTCTGCATTATCAGATGAATTAGCAAAACAAATGGAAGAATTGGATAGATGTTTTTTAGACAAAGATTTAGAACCCTATTTAAGAGGTTTATAGAAAAAGGAGATAGTAACCATGAAGAAAACAGAACTAATAAAAATAATTGAATTAGTAGTTCGTAAAGAAGTGAAGAAACAGGTAAACGAGATATTTATTAAAGATAATGATAGAACATCTCTTACCGAATTAGTTTCAGATCCCGTAATTAAAAAAGAGTTAAAAAAACCTATTACAAAACAATATAAAATTAAACCTAAAAAGGAAATAGTATACACGGATAATGTAGAACTTAATAAAGTTCTAAATGAAACCGCCGGTGGAGTACCACAAGGTGAAGGTGGATATGAAACTATGGGTGATGGAGTATATGATACTGAAAGAATGTCTGAACTGTTGGGATATGGTAATGTAGGTGGTGATAAAGAAACTCAACGAAAAGTTGCAGCAGTAGATTCGATTCAGAAGGCTGGGATGAAAGTTGATGATATTCCAGACCATGTTCAAAACGCACTAACTAAAGATTATTCTAAAGTAATGAAAGCTATTGAAAATAAAAAAGGTGGGACGAACTATCGTCCATAGTGAGGTAAGTAATGTCGTTAGATAAAAAGTTTTTAAAGTTTAAACTTGAAAAAATTAAAAATAAAAGAATATTTAAAGATCAAGATACTGAAACGAAAAGGAGAATAAGAAAAGAAAACTCTGAGTATGCTTCAGAAGAAGCAGATGCTATACATTCTTATTTAACTGGTGAAGATGAATTAGATGCACTTGATAATAAATCTTTTTTAGAAAATCGAGCTCCTGGTAATTTATTTTTAGAACCGAAACGAGTTACAATAGGAAACAAAGAAGAATGGCGGGGTAATTTAAATATTAGACAGGTTCAATCTAATCCTAAAATTAAAAAATCAATATTAGCGAGATTGTTAAAAAGATTTAAAACTATATCAAATGCTAACCTTGATTCGTCAAAACAAATGATAATTTTTAAAAAAATATTTGATAAATTAAATATTACTTTTGGTAGTAACGAAGTACAGATACATGGTAAATTAGTAGTAGATGAAATATCATTAACTGATGGTTCACAGGGAATAAATACCGAGTTTGTAGTGGCAGGTGCTATAGTTCTTGGAGTAGCCACTTATAAAAGAATTAAGGTAAAAAATGGTTTAATTGTTAGTGTAGAAAATACCATACTACCAGTATAATAGGAGAGTGTAATAATGGGAGCAAGAGAAAAAGATTTAAATCCAGATATTTTTATCGGATTAGAACTTCCTATGGGATATTCTGATACTGGTTTTTTCAAACAAACAAAAACCACACTTCAACAGGCAAAACATAATATCATAAATTTATTAAAAACAATTCCCGGGGAAAGACTTGGACAACCAGCATTTGGTTCGAACTTGCATAGTGTATTATTTGAACCAATGAACGAAGATTTTAATGATCAATTAGAAGATTCAATTAGAACTTCATTAACAACATGGTTGCCCTATATAAACATTAAAAAAATAGATATCACACAACCAGACTACAACGAAAACAGAGTAAATATTGCAATAGATTTTGGATTGGCATTTGAACCAAATAGATTTGAAAATATCTCGATAAGCTTTGACCAGTTTGAATCAGCCGTGAAACAATAGGAGAATTTAGATGGCTAAGAAGAATGTCAGTAAAGACGTAAAATATTTAAACAAAGATTTTTCTGGGTTCAGAGATGGACTTATAGAGTTTTCTAAGACGTATTTTCCAAATACATACAATGATTTTAACGAATCAGATCCAGGTATGATGTTTATTGAAATGGCATCTTATGTGGGTGATACCTTGTCTTATTATATGGATGAACAATTTAAAGAAAGTATGTTAGCTTTTGCAGAAGAAAAGAAAACCATATATGAAATGGCACAAGGATATGGGTATAAACCAAGACAATCTTCACCTGCAACGGTAACGTTGGATGTATATCAAACCGTACCCGCACGAACAGATATTGAGGATTCGGATGGGAGACGACCACCTAATGAGGATTATTGTGTTAATATTACTGCAGGTATGAAAGTAACTTCTCAGAACGGAACTTTGTTTAGAACCGTAGATGATGTAGTATTTGGTGATTCAAGTTCAATGAGTCCACGAGAAGAAAGCATAGCTGAAATTGATGATGAACAAAATATATCTAAATGGTTATTAAAAAAATCTGCAAAGGCAGTTAGTGGAAATATTACTACCGAATATATAACATTTGGAGCAGCTGAAAAATATAAAAGAATATCATTGGCACAATTTCCAGTATTAGAAATACTTTCAGTAACAGATGGAGATGGTAATAGTTGGTATCAAGTTCCGTTTTTAGCACAAGATACAGTTTATTCAGATTTTCAAAACAATAGTAAAAATTCTCCTGATTTAGTAGAAGGTAGAAATTTTGCACCATTTCTTTTAAAACTTATAAAGACATCTAAACGATATAAAACTTATATTAGGCCTGATGGCAAAACTGAAATCAGATTTGGTTCTGGAGTATCATCCACGTCAGACGAAGAAATTATTCCAAATCCATCAAGTGTTGGTTCTTCATTACCAGGAACACCAAGCTTTCTCGATACTAATTTTGATCCAGCAAACTTTTTGAACACTGCTACATACGGTCAATGTCCAACCAATACAACACTTACAATTAAGTATTCTTATGGTGGTGGATTAGAAGATAATACAACTTCTAATACAATTATTAATATTACTGAAAAAACGGCGGTAGTAGATAGTTCAGCTTCACTAAACGCTAGTTTAAAAACACAGACATTAAATTCGATAGCAGTTTTAAATGTAAACCCGGCAACTGGTGGTGGGGGAGCAGAAACACTTGAGGATGTCAGAACAAATGCACTTGCTTATTTTCAAGCACAAGGAAGGGCCGTAACAAAAGATGACTTTATAACTCGTGTATATTCATTACCTGCAAAATATGGTAATGTTGCAAAAGTATTTATGATGCAAGATGAACAAGTTGCAGCAGCTGGACAAAATGAAGCAGACCCAGAGTTTCAGTCAAACCCATTGGCATTGAATATGTATATGTTGGGTTATGATGGTAATAAAAAATTAGTTAAATTAAATAATGCTGTCAAGGAAAATATACAAACTTATTTATCTCAATATAGAATGATGACAGATGCAATTCAACTTAAAGATGCCTGGGTTTGTAATATAGGACTTGATTTTGCAATTTATACCAAACGAGGATTTAATAAACACGAAGTATTACTAATGTGTGTGAAACGATTAAAAGAATATTTTCATATAGATAAGTGGCAAATCAACCAACCTATTATTTTGG